TTTTCGACTAATAAGTCGAGAGATCTTAGGTAGAGGATTCAAGTGTCCTTTCCACTTAATGTCAAAGGAGTTTCAAAATGGGAGCAATAGCCCCAATCAAGACGTCCTCTATCATTGGAACGGTCGATACGACCACCAGTGCAACAGTTGGCGTCGATAAAACGTTCGACCCTGAGGGGTTTGTTGCCCCCGGAGTCTCACGTTGGGTTGATCGTTCAGCCGGAGTGGCTGTCGGTTACCCGTGGTTCACGTTAAGCGTTCGTCCGCCTACCAAGGCGTCGCGCGTTTACCGTGTTACTGCAAAACTTGGTCTCCCAACGCTTGACACTGTAGGTAATGCGTACAACGGCATAACGCCGGGTCCGTCAAAAGCCTACGAGGTCATGGCTGTTATGGAGTTCTTGTTGCCCGAACGTTCTACGGCGGCTGAGCGTGCTGCACTGCTTAGCCATACCCGCAGTTTGTTTGCGACAACGATCAATGCGAGCGACGGCGTACCCACAGATGCATCGGGTTCGCCGCTGGTCGCCGCGATCAACAGCTTTGATGCCCCTTACTAACCTGTTGCGTGGCCTGTTGGCTGCGTAGTCAGGTTCGTCGGTTTATCATCGCTGTAAGAACTTGGAGACCTCTATGTCTTTTAAGAAGCGTAGTGCTGGCTTTCATAAAGAAGCCAGAAAGTTTCGTGTGGCCCCAGAGGTAACCTCTGCTGTTATCAAAGACTATCTCGCTGCCCTGGATTGCCCAAGATCGCTGGCTGTGTGGCTCATGTATTCTAATAATGAGCATGCGCAGTTGGCTGATTTTGGTATCGATCCGCTCCATTACAGAAATGTGATGGAGTTTAGGGACGCTTACTCTGCAACTAAGTTCCTTTCAAAGTTTCCGGGGTTAACCCTGGGCTATGATTTGGATCAAGTTGCTTTAGAGAAGTTCGAAAAATTCGAGCAACTCTGTAAGTGGACGAATAAACGCTTTAGAGACCTTTCTGCTGATCCTTTATTCGTTGGACCAGTCGTCTGGCTTCATAATGAAGTCATTCGTAAAATAGATCGGATTCTTGGCGCTTTCGACGTCGATGATATGTTTTTGATGGCCAATTGGGGTCCTGGCGCCTCTACGGATATATCTCGTAGGGATGCCAGTGCTGCTAATAAGTTCCAGTTAGAAACTGGGATTACACGTGATCTGTACGCCTTTTTGCCTGACGGAGTGCTCGCGGGTTTTTATCCCATGTGGCATTCGCATCTGACTGAAATCGGTTTTCCGAATTTTCAGGTAGGCAACAAGGTGGTCACTGTACCTAAGGACGCAACCGCTAATCGAGTCATTGCGATAGAACCCGGTTTTAATACTTGGTTTCAGTCTGCAATTGGCAAGATGATGCGGAAGCGCCTCCTAGGAGTCGGGATCGATTTACGCTTCCAGAGTCAAAACCAACTACTTGCCTATCTGGGGTCAAAAACCCTTGATTTGGCGACAGTTGATATGTCTTCTGCTAGCGATAGCATCTCGAAAGGCGTTGTCGAGGCATTAATACCTCCTCGATGGCTCACCTTCTTGGATGCTACTCGATCTCGATACGGTCAACTAGGCGGGTCTGTTATCGAGTGGGAGAAGTTCTCCTCAATGGGGAACGGCTTCACATTTCCTCTACAGACCATTATATTCTATGCTACGGCGAAAGCCGTCGTAGAATACTTACACGAGAGTCCCCTCAGCGCGAGGGAAAACATTGTGTCTGCCTACGGGGATGATATAATTGTTCCCGTTAGGTGCCTAGAACTCTTTTCCACCATGTGTGAGTTTTACGGCTTCAAACTCAATATGAAGAAGACGCATTATTCTTCAACATTTCGAGAGAGCTGCGGATCTCATTATATGATGGGTTCTGATGTGAAACCAATCTATCTTAAAGATAGCCTCACAGACGTGCTGTCCGTATATCGGCTAGCAAACGCGATCCGTCGACTTGCACATTCTCGCGCCGGGAAACTGGCGTGTGATGGGCGTCTACGCAGGACGTTTGATCACCTTGTCAAGCTTGTACCAAAGGCCTTGCGGCTAATGATACCTGAAGGGCTTGGTGATGGCGGTTTCATCTGTAATTTTGATGAAACTGTCCCTGAACGTGCTAAGCATTGTATCGAAGGATACTTTGCAGTGCACGCTACGGCCATGGCGAAAACCCATGAGTTTGAGAGGATCGGGCTTTTATTCGCCCGATTATGGCGTATGTCAGAACAAGGGTCGCGTTATAACGCCCCCTTTAGAGGCCGTGCTAAACTCCGTGATTTGGCGAAAGCCTTCCGGTTGGATGAACCCCAAAGTGTTGCAGACTTAAATCAAGTCAGCTCACCTGGTCGTTCGTCCCTCCGTCTTTCACGAGGTTTAGTCCAACAGTGGTACGATCTGGGACCTTGGGTTTGATTTTGGACCCATAGTCTTTTCCTGATGCTTAATCTTCCTTTCCTTCGGGATCCGAAGTGTTAGGTATCGGTG